GCGACCGCCGCAGTCGCGGCAATCTTCTCCGGCTTGACGATGACGTGTTCAGCCACGGGTTGTGTTCTCCGTTCGGTTGGGAGTGGGAGGTACGGCGTGCGTCACTTGCACACTCGACCAGAAGGGGGGGTCAGTAGCGGTTGCGCCGGAAGTTCTCGACGGCCTTGACCGGGTCGAAGTCGTCGGTGTCGTCCTCGGGAGTGAGGCCGCCACCAAGCGACTCAGGTTCGGCAGGAGCGACGAGCTTCTGGAGCTCCTTCGCGTCCGCCTCCAGCTCCTCGGGCGTGGTGCCAGTCAGGCGCTTGGCCAGCGCCTCGGGGAGCTCGTACTTCTGTGCCACGTTGCTGAGCAGGATCTGTCGCTCCAGCGCGTCGATCTGCCCCTTCAGCTCAGCGGTCGCCGCCTCGAACTCCTCGACGGTCTTGGCCGAGCTGAGCTTGGCCTCCGTCTCACGGAGCTTGGTGCGGTAGTTCGCCGCTTCGGCGTTGGCCTCGGTCAGCTTCTTGCGAAGCACGTCAGCCGGAACGCTCTCCTCGGTGGGCTTCTCCTCGGTCGACTCCGCCGTCTGCTCGCCTTCAGGCTTGTCGCCCTCCGGGGGCGTCTCGACGGTCTCTTCCGTGGTGGTCTCGGTGCTGGTCTCAGTGGTTTCCTGCTCGGGCACTGTCACGCCTCCTGGACGTTCGTAGTTGACTGCCGAGCCTCCTGGGCTGCGGCCTGTTTTTCTTGCCGGATGAACCGGCGCCAGGCGGACACAGCCGCCTTGCCGGACAGGCCGCGTGTGACCTTGGGCCACAGCTCCTCGTACCGGCGATTCAGCTCGTAGGTAGCCGAGCTGCTGTACTGCTCTCGCGTGAACACGGGCTCCGCGTAGCAGTGGCAGTTGTCGTGGTACTTGTCCCCATCGGCGAACTCGGCCGAGTTCTGCGAACGGTAGACAGGACCGCGAGAGATGAGCATCGCGCACCACCCGCAAGGGGTTCCGGTGCGCGAGAGTCTGATGTAGCCGATGGCCCGCTTGTCACGCTGCATGTGGTTCCAGACCGTCGAGCGACCGCCGTTCATGGCGATGCGCTCTGCGGCTGCGGCTTGCTGCGCGCCGACCTGCCTCTTGACCTCGTCCCGAAGTTCGTCGACCTCGTCAGCGGTCCTGCCGCCGTCGATCTTGTCGACCTTCTTCTGGAGGTTGTTGGGCCCGAGGGCTTCCAGCACAGTGCGGAGCTCCTGCTCCGCCTCGCGCTCGATCCTCTCCTCCGCCTCGCGAAGGCTCTCGATCTCCTCGACCAGGATGCGGTCGAGCTCGTCTTCCGACGCCTGGTCGGGATCGTCGAGAGCCGCCTCGTCAGCTTCCCCAGCTTGGCCGGTCGCGGCCGACGAGGCGGAGTCCGGCGTCTCGGTAGGGGCGCCACTTGCACGCCCCTCCTGGGGGCGCTGAGCGCCTTGCACCAAGTCGTTGAACTCCTCGCGCAGGGTCGTGACAGTCACGTACCTGGGCTCGGGATGGTAAGGATCAGCCACCGTGCTCCCCGTCCGCAGTGCGCGAACGAGGCGGTAGTAAGCGCGGGCAAGATCCCGCGACTGGCGCCTGCGCCCCATCACCAGCGTGATGGCCCGCCTCAGCCAAGAGGCGGCGGTGGACGCCCTGGCTGTAGCCGGGACGTCCTCCCACAACGTAAGCGCCTCCTGGACGGTGCCTGCCCCGATCTGGGTCAGTGCCGTCTGGAACGCAATCGCAGCGCGATCGGCCTCAGCCTGTCGGGCTGCGCTGGTCACGCGGCGACCACCTCGGTATCGGGTGAGGCGGTGATGCCCGTGTCGGGCGTCGCTCGGGTGAGGGCTGAAGCGAGCTGGCCGACAGAGTCATCCTCTTCGGCCATCTGCTCCCAGTCCTCGTACTCGGTCTGGGTTACGCCGGGCACTCGCTTCCACAGGCCACGCTTCGGGATGCCGAGCTGGTCGGCCAGCTTGCCGAGAGCGTCAGCAGCCTGAGCCAGCGAGCGCGACTCCATGTCGCGCCACTGAACCTCGCCAGCGAAGTCGTCCTGCGCGGCGGTGTCGCCTTCCATCTCGGCGGCCAGGCGGAAGACCCGCTCCCAGGCTTCTCCGAAGATGGACTGGAACTCCGTGATCTTCCGACTCAGCGCAGTCTCCGCAGCAAGCAGGGCCTCCGCACTCAGGTTGGCGATCTGGCCAAGCAGGTGATGCGGCGGCGTCTGAGAGATCGCGGCGAGGTGCCGGATGCTCATGTCCACCGAGTCGATCAGCGAACCGATCGGACCCGCAGGCAGCGAACCGAACTTCACATCCGGGTCCTCCGCGAAGAGGAAGCGCCGGGCGTTGTGGTTGATGTTCGCCGGGATCGGGTTGCCCGCCGCGTCGAGCTTGGGCCGGCTGTCCACAGCCAGCGCGGGATCGGTGGTGACCTGACCGTTCTCGTCCACCATCTCCATCTGGAGGGGCGGCGCCATGCCGGTCACGTACCGCACCTCATGCGAGGTGTAGGTCTGCGCGACCAGGAGGTCGAAGATGGTCTGGTTGATGCGGTTCTGGAGCGGGATCATCGGCTCGACTACGCCGATCGTCCGACCCTCAAGGTCGACCGAGGCGGCGAACCGGGTGACCGGACACTCGCTCGCACCATGCAGCTTCCCAGCCGCGACCTTGACGGAGTCAGGGTCGGTGTACGACTTGAAGGAGACCGCGTACTCGCGCTTGCCGTCGAAGAGCCGAGCCTTGCCGGGCGTCTCGCCTCGCGGCTTGGAGACCACGGTGAGGGCGGCGTACGGAGTCTCGTCGTTCGCGGGGTCCTCGAACAGGGCGGCCGTCCGCTTGGCCGACAGGCCCTTCGAGACGACGCCCTTCTTGGTCTTCTCCGTCAGCACGAAGGAGTGACCGTAGCCGAGCGCCCCCCGGTAGACCGCAGCCTGGCGGGCGTCCATGCGAGAACGCTGCCAGTGGGTCCACTGCGTGGACGAGGAGGACGATGCGTTCGGGAGGCCCGAGGTCGCCGTGCTCGGCCGGTAGCCGTCCACGTAGAGCGCCTGGGCCGGCGTCCCGATCAGCAGGGGCAGCCAGTTGGAGACCGCCCGCTTGGCCAGCAGCTTGTACTCGTCATCCGCCTGGGGCGGCATGTACGGGTCGTCGTGCTTGCCGTGGATGTAGTTGTCGATCCGCTGGATGCGGGCCTCATCGCGATCGAGGATGGCGAGGAGTTCCTTGGCCAGCGAAGCTGGGCTGACGTCAGCCATGCCTCACCACCTTCCGTTGTCACACTTGCACATGGGTCACATGAAGTAGCCGCGCCCGGTCCGCTTCCGGACCTTCTTGCCGCGAGCGCGGAGTTCGTACAGCGCCTCATGCGCGAGCATCAGTGCGGCGTAGGCGTCGATCTTGCGGGGGGAGTCCTTGCTCTCCTTGCCGAAGGAGATGCCGTAGTTGTTCGTCCGGCGCCGGGCGTTCAGGACGTGGCGGCGGAGAGTGAGGTCACCATCGTGGGCCAGCTTGGCGTCGAAGATGGACCGCATCAGGCGCTCATGCGCCAGCGTCACCGTCTTCTGCGAACCACGCATGTCCCAGCCGATCGCATCCTTACCCGAAGGCGACGCGACCGCGAGCTGGGCGCCGTAGGTCTCCGACCAGTCGGCGATGTACGACTCCCACAGGGCGACGTCGGCGAAGAACGCCCTCACGTCGAAGAGGCGGAACGCCTCATGCACCTCGGAGTCGACCTCCGAGCGAGGCACTGTCCAGTCCTCACCCTGCGGGCCGTCCGGCTTCTCCCAGACGCCGAGCACGAAGGCGCACATGTCCCGAACGCGCAGCGCGATCAGCGCTGTTGCGTCCGAGCTCTTGCCGCCATCGAACCCGAGGACGATCTCGTCGCCCGGCTTCAGCGTCTTGTTCTCGTCGACCAGGGGGTCCCACTCGGCCGGCCCGTAGATCGCATCCTCTTCGGCGACGATCTGGTTGAGCCACATCCGGCGAGACCGCGAGGGCGCGATCGTCGCGTCCATCACGGACTGGATGATCGAGTCCACGTTCAGCCAGACCGCGTCGCCCCGGATCTTCGGGATGACGATGCGCAGCGCGAGCGCCGTCAGCGGGGTCTTGGGGTGAGCCTCGATCGAGTCGTACATGAACCCGATGTCGGCCATGCGGCCTTCGAGGATCTTGTTGAACGACTCGCGCATCCGCTCGGCGACAGAGTCTTCGCCGGGCAGGTAAGCGTTGGTGATCGCGAGGTAACGGCTGTCCTGCTTGGTCGCGTTACCGTCGATCGTCTCGTACATCTTGTGGCCGTTGTTCCCGCTCACCCAGTGATGGGTCTCGTTGAGCAGGGTGAAGGTCGTTCGCTTACCTTCGAGC